GCTTTCTATACCCCGATGTCGATGGACTGGCGGTCGCGCGTATATGCAATCACGCACTTCAATTTCCAGCGTGAAGACAAAGTGCGTGCTCTCTTCCTGTTCTCTGAGGGCGAGGCCATTGGCGAGGAAGGCATCTACTGGCTCAAGCTGCACGTCGCCAACTGCGGAGCGTTCAAGGTCGAAGTCGAGGGCGCGGACGGTAAGAAGGAGAAGCAGGGTATCGACAAGAGACCGTTCGAGGAGCGCATCAGGTGGGTCGATGACAACATCGCGCTCATTGCTGACTACGCGAAGCGTCCGCTCTACAACACCGGCTGGACTACGGCTGATGCGCCGTTCCTGTTCCTCGCCGCGTGCCGTGAGCTGACCAACGCAATCGAGGAAGGCACGAGCTACGTGTGCCATCTCCCGGTCAGTTGGGACGGAGCGTGCAACGGCCTGCAGCACCTGTGTGCGATGACGCGTGCCCCTGAGGGGCGCTTCGTCAACCTGCTGAACAGCCTTGGCCCTAACGGCGAAGACCTTGGCCCTGAGGACGTCTATCAGCTCGTGGCGAACAAGGCCAAGCTGCTAGTCGAGGCAGACCTGACCAACGAGGAGGTGCTTGGCAAGCCTGACGAGAAGAACCCTGAGCGCATCACCTACGCTCCCATCTGCAAGCTGGCGAAGCTCGCGTGGGACTTCGGTGTCGAGAGGGCCCTAGTGAAGCGCAACGTCATGACGTTCAGCTACGCCTCGAAAGAGTTCGGCATGTCCGAGCAGCACTACGAGGACACGATGGAGCCGCTGGAGCTGAAGCTGATCAAAGGCGAAATCGCGGAGCATCCGTTCGGTGATACGCAGGACGAGCACAAGCTTGTCTCCCGCTATCTCGCCAACCGCGTGCTCACCGCGATCCGCGAGGTGGTCAACTTGCCTGCGCAGGCCATGGCGTTCCTTCAGAAGCTCGCTGGTGCGTTGGCTCACGAGAGTAAGCCTCTGCGCTGGACTACGCCCGCAGGTGTCCCTTGGATCAACCGCTACACTCCCAAGGTCGTCGAGCGCGTCGAGCTGTTCCTGCACGACAAGGGCGTCAAGACGCGTCACCGCATCACTGTGGCTGTCGCTGACGAGCCCTCGATTGACAAGGAGAAATCGAAGGCGGGCGTGGCGGCTAACGTCACTCACGCTTGCGACGCAAGTCACCTCCTGCTGACAGTGTGCGCCTCTGCTGACGAGGGCATCGTCGATATTGCCACCGTCCACGATAGTTTCGGCTGCCTGCCTTCACGGGCTGGCCGCTTCAACGAGATCATCCGCGAGACTTTCGTGCGGATGTACAAAGAGCACGACATCCTCGCAGAGCTTCTTGCATCTGCGCGGGCCGATATGTCCGAGGCCAATCAATGGCGGTTGGACGAAGCTGAAGCCGCGATGCCCAAGAAGGGGTCGCTCGACATAGAAGAGGTCACCAAGTCCCGATATGCGTTCGCCTGATACGACCAACAAGCCGGAAGACTACCTCAACGGCGGCGAGGCTTTCATCACGCCCAAGGTGGTGAATTGAGCCTCGCGAACAACCTCGCGGAGATAGTCCGCATCGACCGGCTCATACGTGAGCTGGTAACCTCCCGCAAAGTACTGACGCTGTCTGATCTAGGTGAGATGCGTCGGCTCAGGGACGAGCGCAAGAACCACGTGCGAGTGATCCAGAACTACAAGCCATGACCGTAACCCAACAATCCGAGAGAGCACCCATGATCAACCCCATGCGTATCTTCCGTGCTGCCATCCTCAATGGTGTCACGCCGCCTGCGACTGCCGTAGCGTCCTTGGAGGCCCAAGGGGTGGACATTGCGGAGCTGGAGAACCGGCTGCGCCAGAGCATCGATTGGAGGCGCTGATGTTGATCGAATACCACCACGGCTGGTTCTTTGACGAAGGGTCGTTCATCGACTACGCGCTGCTCACTGGCTGGCCTTCCGCCAGCTATTGGCTCATCCCCGGCACTTGGCAGGAGGACTGATGAAGCCTGACCGCGACCGAAACAGCACCCCGTACTACATCACTCGGACCCCTCGCGGGTCCGTTGTCGTATGTGCGGCCCACACTGTCACCGACGAGCTGCGCGATGACGAGGCGAAGGCTTTGGTCAGGACGCTCAACGACGAACACAGGAAGAGGTTTGCATGAACGTGACGACCGTACAGAACGCCGCAGACTGGCATAGCAACCAAGCGCTCAAGGCTTACCGCAGGCGCGACTACGACACCTATCGTCGCCACATCCGCATCGCTGACGAGCTGCGCCAGTGAGCATCTGGCTCGCTGAGAACGAACGCAACGCGAGGAACTCAGAGCTGCTCAAGGACATCATCCGCGAAGTCTACGGGGCCACCGAGGTGGGCGTAGGTCACCACATCATGTGGTCCGCGAATGGCAAGACCGATGAGCATCCGAGCATCGACACGCTGATCTTCGACCACCACGTGGCGCAAACACTGTGGGGACCTGAATACGCAGACGTGCTGATGAGCCTCGCCTGCGCAACTGTAACCGAACGCGACCAGATGCTGGCCGACTTCTACTACGGGAGAGAACATGAAGTGCAACGTGATCGTTAAGATGGGCGCGAGCCGCTGGGACGTCATCGTGAAGGGCGCAGACGGCCAGCCGGTCGTCTTCAATCTCTACGGCATGACGAAGGATCAGCGCCGTGAGTTTCACCGGGAGTTCATGAAGGCGTACCGAGCCTCCTGATGTACGCGCTCGTCATCACCATTGGCCTGCTCTCCGTACCCGGAGGGCAGGACGCCACCACCAAGTTCTACATCCCGTACGAGAGCAGCTTCACCTGCGAGGCCGGGATGGAGCAAGCAGGCGCCCACAAGGACGCCTTCGCAACTGTCGCCAAGAAGCTGCGGGCTCCCCGCCGCTACAACCCGGTTCGCTTTGAGGCGGACTGTGCGTTGACCAACGTTCGCATCTAAAATCTAGAAAGCAACTACCACTTAATGTCCAAGAAGATTACGGTTACCCTTCCGAAGGGCGTCGCCATCTGGCCGAAGCTCAACGAAATCGACGTCTACCAGCCGGTTGACAAGAAGGGTCGCCCCAACGGTGCAGAGAAGCGCCGGTTCATCACTCGCCTTGAATTCTCGGATGAAGACCACCGCAAGGTTGACGCCTATCTGAAGAGGCAGCTCGCTATTGCTGATCTGGATGGAGGCAAGCTCCCTTGGAAGGAAGAGAAGAAGGACGGCAAGAAGACTGGCAAGCTCCATCTTGAGGCAACGTCTGGCGAGAAGTTTCCGCCTCCGTTCGTCGATGCGCAGGGCAACGAAGTGCCCCGCAGCAAGGTGAAGATTGGCGGCGGCTCCATCCTCCGCTTGGGTGTCACTGTCAACCCGTACACGGGCTTCGGGGGCGGGATCAACTTGTACATCAATTTCGTACAGATCATCGAGCTGAAGAAGAGCCAGCGCGCCATCGACGTCGAGAAGGAACAGGGCTTCGTCTACAACGCGTCCGACGACGACATCGATGATGACACTGATCTGGGCGATGACGGAGCGCCGTCAGCTCCCGACACTGACATGGATGAAGACATTCCGTTCTAGAATGTCGAAGCCCGCACTCACCATCGAGCCGAACTACCGTTCGAAGCTCGAAGAGAAGGTCGCGGAGCAGCTTGAGGCGGACGGTGTAGAGTTTCACCACGAAGGAAAGTGGGTACCCTACATCGTCCCTGAGCGGCAGGCGAAGTACCTGCCTGACTTTCACTTCGACGAATGCCCCATCATCATCGAGGCCAAAGGCCGCTTTGGTGGTGGCAACCCGAAGTTCAAGCAGCCCGCAACCGATAGCGCCAAGGAACGACAGAAGCTGATCCTGCTGAAGGAGCAGCATCCTGAGTTGGACATCAGGATCGTCTTCCAGCGCGCCTCAACACCAATCTATCCGAAGAGCCCGACATCCCACGGCAAGTGGGCGACTGACCACGGCTTCAAGTGGTCGGACAAAGGCGTCGTGCCTCAGGATTGGTTGGACGAAATCCGCAGCTACCGCAAACCCAAGAAGAGGAAGTGACTACATGTCCGAGACCCTGACGATTGGCACCACGAACTTCGCCTCCGATCTGCGCCTCACCCCGCAGGCTCGCAAAATCCTTGCGCACCTGAAGTCAGGCAAGACCATCACCAACGCTGAGAGCATGCTCGTCTACCACATCTACCGGCTCTCGGACTGCATCCTCAAAATCCGTCGCGCAGGTTACGACGTCAAGCTGACGATCAAGCGCGACGGTGTCGGTGGCAAGTACGCGAGTTACAAGCTGGCTCGCTGATGGCACAGTTCGTTGCGCACGAGTCATGCCCTGAGTGTGGCTCGTCCGACGCCCTCGCAAGATACGACGACGGGAGCGCGCACTGCTTCTCCTGCAAGCACAATGAGTTCGCGGACGGGGCCAAGCGCCCATCCGCTAACCAAAGGACACGAGTGACTGACTGGACGCCTATCAAGGGCCACTACGCCGACCTCACGGCCCGAGGGATCACTGAGGAGACCTGCAGGAAGTGCGACTACCAACTCGGTGAGACCTCTGGAGGCAAGAAGGTCCACATCCAACTAATCAAGGACGAAAGCGGCCGGCTGATAGACCAGAAGACCAGAGACAAGCAGAAGAACTTCGGTTGGGTTGGAGGCTCCAAGTACAAAGGCTTCATCGGCTCGTGGTCGTGGCCAGCGAGCGGCAAGAGCGTAACCCTCACCGAGGGCGAACTGGATCGCATGTCCGTGTCACAGGCCTTCGATAACAAGTGGGCCACAGGGTCTCTCCCGAACGGAGCGGACAGCGTAGAGCGGGCGATCCTTGAGGACTACGAAAAGCTCTGCCGCTTCGACAACATCGTCCTCTGCTTCGACAACGACGAGCCGGGACGCAAGGCTCTGGCGAAGGCGTGCGAGATGCTCCCTGTAGGCAAGGTCAAGATCATGACCGTGACCCGCAAGGACGCCAACGAGACGCTGCAGAAGGACGGGCCTGGCCCCATCGTGCGTGCCTTCTGGGACGCGAGGCCCTTCAGGCCCGATGGTATCCGCGAGGGCCGCGAGTTCACGCGGGACCGCATGAAGACCAAGCGGCAGAAGGGGTACTCGCTGCCGTACCCGACGCTCAGCGATATGTGGGGAGGCTCTCGTGACGGCGAGATCACCACCATCTGCGCAGGATCAGGCATCGGCAAGAGCACCATCGCTCGCGACATTGCCTACCACCTCCGCATGGAGCACGGGCTGAAGATCGGCAACATCTTCCTTGAGGAGGCCAACGACACGTCAGTTAAGGCCTATGTGGCCCTGCATGCTGGCGTGCCGCTCAAGCAGCTCATCAGTGACCCTGAGAGCCTCAGCGATGACCAGTGGGACGCAAGTCTCGCCGCCGTAGTCTGGGACGAGATGATGTTCTACGACCACTTTGGGTCGCTGGAGAGCGACAGGCTGATGACCATGATGCGCTTCATGGCGGCCAGCGGCTGCAAGCGCATCGTGTTGGATCACATCAGCATTGTGGTGAGCGGATTGGAAAGCAACGACGAACGTAAGGACATCGACGTGCTAATGACCAAGCTTGCCGGCTTCGTCAAAGAGACAGGCGTCAGCGTTATAGCCATCGTCCATCTCAAGCGCTCGCAGGGCAAGAACTTCAACGAGGGAGGCCAGATCAGCCTTAACGATCTGCGGGGCTCTGCGTCCATCGAGCAGCTTTCGTTCAACGTGCTGGCGGCCGAGCGCAATCAGCAAGACGAGAAGAAGAAGGCCTACGCGACACTGCGTTCGCTGAAGTGCCGCATCACTGGCGAGACCGGCGAGGCGGACACATTGAAGTGGAACAGGGAGAAGGGCAGGTACGAGGTCTCGTCGCCGATTGAGGCTGAGGGTGACGACTTCGACCCCCATGATAACTCAGGACCGGAGGACGTTGTTTTCTAGTGCAAGCAACGCCGACCGAGCAAGAAGGAGGCAGATTGCTCAGACTTCTATATGACACCGAAAGCAACGGCTTCGTAGCCACAGCCACCAAAATCCACTGCATCGGCATCA